TTTAATTAGTGATCAAATTATTTTATTAATGAAAGCAAGAAAAGAACAGGAAGGTATTGCTTTAAAAACAAAAATAACAAAATTAGAAAATGAAGATTTAAAAAAATCTTTAGAAAAAACAAAAGCATTATATGACAGTATTGCCAATTCTATTGAAACAGGAATTGTTGATGCGATAGAAGGTGCAATACAAGGAACTAGAACTCTTGGAGATGTTGCTCGTAGTGTATTTACACAAATTCAAAGATCACTTATTCAATTTGGTGTAAATGCTTTTCTTGGTGGACTTCCTGGAATTGGTGGATTTTTTAGAGCAGAGGGCGGACCTGTTAGTAGAGGTAAAAGTTATATCGTAGGAGAACGTGGTCCAGAAATGTTTACACCTGGTTCTACTGGGATGATTACACCAAACCATGAATTAGGTGGTAGTTCTACAAATGTTGTGGTAAATGTAGATGCTTCTGGATCTTCAGTTGAAGGTGACGAGCAAAGAGGTAGAGAACTTGGTCGTCTTATATCAGTAGCGGTACAATCTGAATTAGTACAACAGAAAAGACCTGGAGGTTTACTTGCATAATGGCTACTTTCCCATCTATCGCTCCAAAATACGGGCAACAAAAAAGGTCCGCACCAAATACTAGAACAGTTCGTTTTGCTGATGGGTATGAACATAGAATATTATTTGGATTAGCTCAACATCAAAATCCAAAAATATTTGACTTTACGTTTGAAGTGTCAGAAACAGATGCAGATACTATAGAAAATTTTTTAGATGACAGAGCGAATGATAGTGCCAGCTTTGATTTTACTCCACCAGGAGAAGCAAGTTCCTCTAAATTTGTCTGCGAAACTTGGTCTAAATCAATACCATATTTAAACAGAGCAACAATACAAGCAACATTTAGGGAGGTATTTGAACCATGACTAATGTTGTTGCTACTGTTTGGACAGCTAATACAACTAAAAATCAAGGTGACATTGTATGTCCTACTAATGGTGTTGATGGTATGTTTTTTCGTGTTACAACACCAGACGGTAACTCAACTGGTGCTTCAGAACCCTCATGGACAAAGATTATCGGTCAAAGTGTTTATGACGGAAGTGTTGTTTACGAAGCGTATAGCAGTATTTTTGATGACATATCCAAAATAAATCCAGGATCAGTTATTGAATTATTTACTCTTACTCTAAAAACAGCTTTGCATGGTGCTAACACAGTATATAGATTTCACTCAGGGTCTAATGAAACGAATCAAAACATAGTCTGGGCTGGTAATTCTTATACAAGATTTCCTATCGTTGCTGAAGGTTTTGCTTTTCAACGTGGTCAACTACCAAGACCTAAAATAATTGTAAGTAACGCTTTTGGAACCATATCTGCTATCTTGCAATCAGTAAATACTGTAACTGTTGGTAATGATCTTACAGGTGCTACTATTACCAGAATAAGAACACTGGCAAGATTCATTGATAATGCAAACTTTACAGGCAACAATCCTTTCGGTACACCTGATCCTAATGCAGAGTTTCCAAGAGAAATTTATTCTGTGGATCGTAAATCAGCAGAAAACAGAGAAGTAGTTGAGTTTGAATTAGCAGCAGTATTTGATTTAGCTGGCATAAGAGTACCAAAAAGACAATGTACTAGAGCCTTATTCCCTGCTATTGGTACGTTTATTCAATGAGTTGGAAAAATGACGCATTGGTTCATGCGAAAGACCAAGACCCAAAAGAATCTGTGGGATTATTGCTAAATATACGAGGTAAAGAAAAATACTATCCTTGTGAAAACCTTGCTATTACATCTCATCAACATTTTATTTTAAATCCAGAAGATTATGTAAAGGCAGATAATCTTGGTGAAATAACTGCAATTATTCATAGTCACCCTATATCTAGCCCAGAACCTAGTCAGGCAGACAAGATAAGTTGTGAGCAAAGTAAATTACCTTGGCATATTGTTAATCCAAAAACAGAAGAATGGGCTTATGTAGAACCAACGGGATACGAAGCACCTTTGTTAGGCAGACAATGGGTTTGGGGTGTTACTGATTGCTGGAGTCTAGTTGTTGATTATTATAAAAAGGAAAAGGATATTATTTTAAAAGACTATGAAAGAACAATGACAGCAGAGGAGTTTTTGTTTGATCCACTATTTGAAAGTTATGCATGGCGAACAGGTTTTAGAGAATTAAGACCAGATGAAAAATTAGAAGAGGGAGATGTATTGTTAATGTCTATTATGTATCCAACTTTAAATCATGTAGCTATTTTTCTTGGGGATATGGTTTTACATCATTTAGCAGATAGACTATCTTGTAGAGAGCCTTACTCTGAATGGTTGTTAAAATGTACTGGTAAGAGGTATCGCTATGCTCAAGAAAGTTAAATTATATGGTGAACTAGCTGACTTTGTAGGTCATAAAGAATTTGATGCTGTTATAAACTCTACTGCTGATGCTATTAAGTTTTTAGTAACAAACTTTCCACAGTTAGAAGGCCATATGAATGATAGATATTACAAGGTTATTGTTAATGATTACGATATTGGAGAAGATGAATTACATAATCCGATTGGCAGTGAAGGTGTCAGTATTGTACCTGTTATAAGTGGTGCTGGAGGTAGAGGAGGATTAGGAAAAATATTTTTAGGAGCATTATTAATTGGAGGAGCATTTATGTTTGGAGGTTTGCAATTTGGTCAATTATTTGGACCTATAGTGCAGCCTGGATCATTAGCAGCAGCAGGTGGTTTTACTAAAGCTGCATTTGGTATAGGTTCTGCGTTGGTTTTAAGTGGTGTATCAGATATATTGTTTCCTATGCCACAAATGAAAGAGTTTAGTAATGAAGAAGATCCACGCATTTCATTTAGTTTTTCTGGAGTGCAAAATACGGACAGGGCCGGAACTAGCATACCTTTATGTTATGGAGAAATTGTTACTGGATCTGTGGTTATATCAGCAGGTATTGATACACAGCAAATTGTTGCAGGGGATTCGTAATGGGTAAAATTATAAGAGGTTCTAAAGGCCCACCAGCACCAAGAGAACCAGTAAGAGCCGAAGATACTCTTAACAGTAAAGAGTTTGCAACAATACAAGATTTGCTTTCGGAAGGTGAAATAGAAGGTTTTGCAACACCGTCAAAGAAAGGGATCGCTCGTAATAATGCAAATTATAATAATGCCTGTTTAGCTGATATTTTTTTAGATGACACTGCTGTTTTAAATTTAAGTCCAGACGATCCTAATTTTACAACTAAACTAAGTACTTTAACTAATGCAGATTTTAGTTTTGAAGATGTTACTTTTATTCCTAAGTTTGGAGAGGGTAATCAAAAACCAGTAGCTAATTTAGAAAATGCAAACCTACAAAAAACATCAAATACTGTACTAACAAACTCTGCTGTTGTCACCACATCATCAGATGTTGATAGTCCTAATCTTTCTTTAGGACAACACGCAGCAGAAGTAACAATACAATTTTTAGCATTACAAAAATTTGAAACTAACGGAGATATTTTAGGAACTGAAGTTAATTACCAAATTTTATTAGAAACTAACAATAATGGTATTTTTAATGTAATTGTAGATGAGACAATTACAGGTAGAAGTAAAGATTCATATTCAAGAGAACATACAATTAATTTACCTAATGATACTTTTGGAAATGCTAATTACACTCAAGCAAGAATAAAAGTAAAGAGAATTACTGCTGACAGTGACCCAGATGTGATCCAAGATACGTTTGGTGTTTCAAGGATAGAAGAAGTTGTATATACACCACAGGCATATCCTGATTGTGCTTACTCAACTTTAAGAGTTAGTTCTGAGCAGTTTAGTTCTGTTCCACAAAGAGCATTTCGTATTCGTGGCATAAAAGTAAAAATTCCAGGTGCAGGTGCAAATAATTCTGGCACTCCGACTGTGGATATAAATACAGGTAGAATACAGTATCCAACTGGCTATATATTTAATGGAACTATGGGTGCTGCTGTTTGGTGTACTTGTCCCTCGATGATATTGCTAGATGTTTTAACAAATCAAAGATATGGATTAGGTGTTCATATATCACCAGATCAATCTACTGATGCAAAAAGGTATGAAAGTATTGATTTATTTAGTTATGTGCAAGCGTCTAAATATGCTAATGAAGAGGTTACACTAGAAGATGGAACAAAAGAAGCTAGGTTTGCTTGCAATGTTGCAATTCAAGGAACAGCAGAAGCATATCAACTAATAAATGAATTAGCTGGTGTGATGAGAGCGTTTCCAATATGGCAAACAGGCTCTATAACTCTTACTCAAGATAGTCCTTTAATTGGTGAAACAGGTTATTTATTTAGTTTGGCAAATGTTACTGAAGCAGGATTTTCATATTCTGGCAGTAGTTTAAAACAAAGACATTCTGTTATTTCTGTAAGGTATTTCAACATGGATAGCAGAGAAATAGATTATGAAGTTTTCGAAGATACTGCTGCGATTGCAAAGCTTGGAATCATTAAAAAGACAGTGCAAGCATTTGGTTGTACATCAAGAACACAAGCGATTAGATTAGCAAAAGCAATACTTTTTAGTGAACAAAACGAATCTGAGATTGTTAGCTTTACGACCTCCATAGATGCTGGAGCGATGGTAAGACCTGGTAGTGTAATTTCTATAAACGATCCAGTGCGTAGTGTTCAAAGAAGATCAGGCAGAGTAAAAAGTGCAACAACTACTGTTATAACTGTCGATAGCAGTCAAGACTTATCTACTTTGCAGGGTACAAATAAAACTTTAAGTGTAATGTTACCTGATGGGAAGGTAGAAACTAAAACACTTGCTCCTGGTAATAGTATTACAAATAATGTTATTACTTTAAGTTCTGCTTTATCACAAACACCAAGCGTAAATGCAGTATGGATTTTATCTAGTTCTGGAACTGGAGGTGTAGAACCACAAACATTTAGAGTTATATCAGTAGAAGAACAAGACGGCATTAATTATGCAATTACAGCATTAACCTATATTCCTGGTAAATATAACAATATTGAAATAGGTGAACCATTACCTGTAAGAAATTTATCTTTACTAAATCAACCAAAATCACCACCATCAGGTTTGGTTGCAGAAGAAAGAATTATTGTAAAAAACAAACTGGCGATAGTTAAATTAATTTTATCTTGGGTAGCAGTAACAGGTGTAAGCCAGTATCAAGTTCAGTACAGATTTAATAATGCAAACTGGGTAGTACAAGATGTGTTTAGACCTGATTTTGAAATAGAAGGAACCGAAGCTGGAACTTATGAATTTAGAGTGTTTTCATACAATGCTGCATTAAAAATTTCAGAAACATCAACCGATTTAACATTTAATGCTGTTGGTAAAAATGCACCTCCCGGAGATGTACAAAATTTACAAATGGAACCTGTAGATGATAAAAATGTTAGATTAAAATGGGATCAAGCTGTCGATCCAGATGTTTTACATGGTGGCAGGGTATATGTCAGGCATAGTTCTGTAACTGATGGTACAGGTACTTTTAGCAATGCAATTGATCTTGTTGAAGCATTACCCGGTAATAGCACAGAACAAATTGTACCAGCGTTAGAGGGAGAGTATATTCTACGCTTTCAAGATGATCAAGGTAATTTTTCTACTGGGTCAGCAAGTGTTCTTGTAGATTTACCAGATATTTTAGATACACAAATCATATTAAGTGATGGTTCAAGACAAGATACTTTATCAAGTCCTTATAGCGGTAGAAAAGTAGATACTGAAGTTGTCAATAATACTTTAAGACTTAGAGAGAGCAGTGGAATCACAAATGGTACATATTTTTTTCAAGATGCTGCTTCTTCAGGTGCAACTTTTGATTTAGGTAGAGTTTATTCTTTGGATTTAAAAAGATTCATTAAGTCTGTTGGACTTCAAGTACAACGACCAGCTCAAACATTTCAACAAGCTTATGTGAACCAAACATCAAGTAGTGCTGTTGTGCCTAATCCCGGCCCTACAGGTAGAACAATACCAGCATTAACTATTGAAATTCGTGTTGGTGCTGGACATTTGTTAAGCGTAGGTGATCCTGTACGAATCTTTATAGGTAGTGGTGGTAATCCTTTAGATGGTATATATACAGTTTCAGAAGTTCTTGATGCAAGTTTTTTTCGAGTAACATTATCTGCTGCTGTAGGGGGCGCTCCAACATTTCTTTACACTTCTGGGACATTTCAAAAACAAACTTTTTTAGATCAACTTATACCAGCAGGGTCTTTTTGGGACGATTATGCAACTGATGGTAATTTTGATGGTACTTCAGCAGATACAGTTAATTGTAAAATGTTAGTAGCTTCTACAGATATAGACCCTACTTATAGCTCTCCAAATTATACCAATGGAACAAGTTTTAGTTATGTTCAAGATGATGGTAGCGAGGATGGTACTACGGCTGGAACTGTCATTACTGCCACTTCAACAGGTCATGGTTTAAAAGTTGGTGATAATATCAAGGTAAGTTTTGGAACTTCAAATAACTTATTAGCTTTTTATACAGTTCAAACAGTGCCAGATGCAAATAAATTCACTTTAACTTCTACTGCTACTCAGGCTATAAGTAACACCACTAATAATGCTTTTTTAAAATTTACAAAATTTGCTGCACTTTCTAATGGTACTTTTAGAGGAAGAGCTTTTGCTTTTAAATTAGAATTAACAACTGAAAAACCTTTAGTTGAAAATATAGAGGTACAACAAGCTGGTGTTGTAGCTTTATTCCCAGCAAGAACAGAAAATTCATATTTAACAGGCAATTCTAATAATCCAGTATCAATGGCTGCACAACAATCAGGAACATCTCAGAAAAATATTACATTTGCCAGACCATTTTTCACAGGTGTCGCAGGGCTTGGAGGATTGAACTCATTTAAACCAAATGTGGGTGTAACAGTCGAAAATTTAGGATCTGGAGAATATGTTACATTATCGAACATAACTGGAACAGGATTTACTATATTAATAAGAGATTCAAGTAATGCTGCTGTTGATAGAAGATTTACATTTACGGCTGTCGGTTATGGTAAAGGGGTGTAATATGGAGGAAAAGATTTTATAAATGTCTCAAGTTTCAGACTACGATATTGCCAATGCCTCAGGCGCCAGCGTGAGAAGTGACATAAACTTAGTACTTGATGCAGTTAAAACACTTAATAGCGGTAGTTCAGATCCTACTAATGCTCAACCTTTCATGCTATATGGAGACACTTCAGATAATAAATTAAAAATAAGAAACTCCGCAAATAGTTCATTCACTGAAATTGGAGACATAAACCAAGCAAACTTAGGTTTATTACCCATAGACGGTAGCACCGCTATGACAGGAGCATTGCAATTAAGAACAACAGGTTCTGCAAGTAATTTACCTGTAAAATTTAGTGGTGACACTGACACTGGATTTGGTAGATTTGCAGAAAATACACTTAGTTTTGTATGTGGTGGCACTGAAAGATTAACTTTAACATCAACTCTTTTAGAATTAGGCAGTGGTGTAGACCTTAAATTTAAAAATGGTTCAGTTGGAATTAAGTTTGAGTATAACGGCAGTGGTAATGTAAATTTTGCTTTACCAAATGCGGATGGGGCAAATGGAAGTGTTTTACAAACAAATGGATCTGGACAGCTATCTTTTGTTGCTATACAGGGTGTGCCTACTGGAACTATATTTTGTTTTGCTATCGCTACCGTACCAGCGGGTTATTTAGAGTGTAATGGCCAATCTACATCTGGACACGCAGCTTTAGCTGCATTAATTGGTTCTAATGTACCTGATCTTAGAGGTGAATTTGTTAGAGGTTGGGCTAGTAATAGAGCTGTTGATACAGGTAGACAAATTGGTAGCACTCAAGGAGATGAAAATAAATCACACAATCACAGTGTTACTTCTAGTCATACTATTAATGATCCGGGTCATAGACACTCACCATCATCAGGAACACCATCATCTACTCAAGGAGATGGTCAAACATTAGCAGTTAATAACCGAATAATTGGTAACTATGGTGGTGGTAGTGGTAATGGTTTAGGTCCATTAGGTAACAGACAATTTATGAATGATGCGACTACAGGTATATCAGTATCAACAAATAACACTGTAAGTAACTCAGGAGGTACTGAATCTAGACCTCGTAACGTAGCATTAATGTACATTATTAAAACTTAATCATGGCAATCGAACCTGGCATATATAATTTTACGCTCCAGCGAAGATCGGATCATACGATTCCGCTTGTTTTTAAGGATTCTAATAACAACGCAATAAATCTTACTGGATTTACTGTGGCTGCACAGGTTTGGGAAGAAACACGCACCACAAAATATGCTGACTTTTCTGTTACATATACTGATAGGTCTGCTGGATCTGTAAGTATTACTTTGACTGATACCCAAACTGCTACATTTACTCCTGATATTTTAAAATATGATGTTTTATTAATTGATGGTGCAGGGTCGAAACAATATTATTTAGA